GAGTTGACCAAAATGCGGGACACGCCGCATGTCATCGAGACGATCAAGCAGACCTATTCGGGCCGCGAGATCAACATTTACCCCGACGCATCGGGCCAATCCGAGAAGACGGTCAACGCGACGGAATCGGACATATCGCTGCTGAAGCAGGCTGGGTTCACGGTTCACGTCAACCCAGCCAATCCGTTCGTCAAAGAGCGGGTCATGGCGGTCAATACGCTGATCCTGAATGGCGCGGGCAACCGGAATTATCGGATCAACACCAAGCTTTGCCCGGTGCTCACTGAGTGCCTGGAGCAACAGATTTACGACTCGAATGGCGCACCGGACAAAACGGCCGGCAAAGACCACGCCGTTGATGCGTTGGGCTACTTCATCAATTTCAGATGGCCGGTCGTCAAGCCAGCGTCCGTCAAGGTTACATCGCTCAGGCTATAGGGAGGCAGCGTGGAAGAAAAGACCGTTGCCACGCCAAGCGCCGAAGTCACCGTCATGCGCGAGCCTCATGCGATGCTGGAAGCCCTGATGGGCGGAACGCGGAAGATGCGCAAGGTTTCGTCGCTCCTGCCGAAATGGTCCGGTGAGGATGCTGACGCGTACAAAGACCGGCTCGCTGCGGCCACCCTGTTTCCGGCGTACAAGCGAACCGTCAATGTCATGTCGTCAAAGCCGTTCGCGGAGCCGTTGACGCTTCAGGACGCGCCGCCCGATATCGAGAAGTGGGCCGAGGATATAGACCGCGAAGGTGTCAACCTGCACACCTTTGCGCAGGACTGCTTCCGCGAGAGCTTCTACGGCCTGGCCGGTATCCTCGTGGAAAGCCCGAAGGCGCTGCCGATAAAGGGCCGTGCACCAACGAAGGCAGAGCAGGACGCGGCAGGTGTCCGGCCCTACATGGTCCGGATCAAGCATGACCAGTTGATCGGCTGGCGCATATCGTCAGGCAATGGCGGGCGTAAGCTGATGCAGCTCCGCTATCAGGATGATGCGGTTGTCGATGATGGCGAGTTTGGCACCAAACTGGTCAAGCGGGTCCGCGTACTGGAGCCGGGCAAGTTCCGCGTTTACGAACTGCGCAAGACAGAGGTGACGGGCAAGGAAGAGTGGGTGCTGATCGAGGAGGGGTTGACTGACCTGCCGGAGATCACCTTCGTTCCAGTCTACGGCTTCCGTGATGACTTCATGTGCGGTTCGCCGCCTCTGGAAGACCTTGCCTATAACAACGTCAAGCACTGGCAGTCGCAGTCCGACCAAGACAACATACTACACTGCGCCCGCGTGCCGATACTGAAATTCAAGACGGACGACGAAAAGGCGGAACTGAAGATTGGCGCAGCTCAGGCCGTGCGCATCCCTCAATCGGCCGACCTTGAGTGGGTTGAGCTTCAGGGCAATTCGATAGGCGAGGGTGGAAAGTCCCTTGATGCGCTCGAAAAGCAGATGATACAGGATGGCGCCGAACTGCTGGTGAAACAGCCCGGTACGCGCACCGCGACGGAATCGGAGAACGATGCCGACGCCAACAGGTGCTACCTGCAACGGATGGCTGAGGGCTTCAAGGATGCCTTGGAACAGGCGATTCGCTACATGGCGATGTATGCCAAGCTGCCTGACACCACGCAGGTCAAGCTGTTCATGGACTTTGGCGTGGATCGCCGCACGATGGACGCCATTCTCAAAATGTTCGAGGACGGCCTGATCAGCGAAGAGACGGTATGGGAAGCCGCCATAGAGCGCGGTGAGTTGCCGGAGAATTTCGACGCTGACGTGGAGAAGGAGCGCCTAGCCTCCGCCTCGCTGGGTCCAGCGCCTAAGCCAACCGCTCCGGTGGGCAATGCCTAATGGCACCGCCTCCCGCAGACGGTACGTTTAGCCGCGCGCAATCCACGGCGGTCAATGAACTGCTGGCTGACAAGATATCGCGCCGCACGATCCTTGGCCTGCGCTACGATGCCAGTTTTTCGGCCGATGTCATCCGCCTGCTGAACGACCTTGAGGTTGATATCCTGGGCCAACTGGTTCAGGCCGATGTCACCGGCGTCAAGATGGCGCGGGCCAGACAGGCGCGGCTTGAAAAGCTGCTGACTGAGGTCCGCGCGTCAATCAAGGCGCAATACAAGCGGATCGACAGGCTCACGCAGGGCGAATTGTTCAAGTTCGGGCAGTTGGAAGCCGCAGCAACGGGCAAGGCGCTGACGGACAGCGCCGCCTCGGTTGGCGTCGTCCTGGGGCACGGCTTGCCAACTGAGGCGACAATGGCCGCGCTGCTGAGTGACCCACTTGTCATGGGTGCGCCGCTGTCGGACTGGTGGCTGAAACAGTCAACCGACTTGTTCCGCAGCTTCGCCGCTGACGTGCGTATCGGCACGATGGCTGGTGAGACCGTCGATCAAATGGCCAAGCGTGTCGCTGGCTCTCGCTGGGGCAACCTGAGGGGCGTGCGCGACATCGAGGTCAGAGGAACCATTCTGAAGGCCAGGCGCGGCGCAAGGACGCTGGTCAGGACTTCGGTCGCCTCGGTTCAGGGCGCGGCACGGCAGGCCACGTATCAGGCCAATAGCGACGTTATTGAGTTTTACGTCCATGTGTCGCGGCTGGATAGCCGGACATCGGACATCTGTTTAGCCCGTGCCGGCAAGCGCTGGGATGCGGAGACGCTTAAGCCGGTGGGTCACAGCCTGCCGTTTGAAGTGCCGCCGCTGCATCCGAACTGCCGGTCAGCCATCGCGCCGATCCCGTATGGCGGGGGGCAACTGGCAAAGAACCTTGGCGCTGACGAGTGGATACAAACGCTCTCGGTTGCTGATCAGGAAGCGCTGTTAGGCGTGCACAAATCGAAACTGTTTCGGGATGGGAAGATCACGGCATCCGCGCTGATCGATCAATCCAACCGACCGCTGACACTTGATGAGTTGTCGGCACACTAACCGGTCCTTGCGGGATAGCGGGACTGCAACGGCGAGGATTCGCCACAGCATAGGGCGGATGCCCGGAAAGAGTACCCGATGAAACTGAAACTTGACGCTGAAGGTCACGCTGTTCTTCAGGATGGCAAGCCGGTCTATGTGCATGACGACGGCAAAGAGGTTGCGTTTGACGCGCCTGCCGCCGTGTCCAAGATTTCCGCCCTCAACGGCGAAGCGCAGGGCCACCGGCAGGCCAAGGAAGCGGCTGAGAGCAAGCTTGCGGCCTTTGCCGGTATCGATGACGCAGCCGCTGCCAAGAGGGCTTTGGAGACCATCGCCAACCTGGATCAAAAGAAACTGATCGACGCCGGGGAAGTCGAGAACGTCAAGAAGGCCGCTATTGACGCGGTGCGCGCCGAATACGAACCCGTCGTCAAGGAGCGCGATCAACTCAAGACGGAACTGTATGACGAAAAGGTTGGGGGGCAATTCAGCCGGTCCAAATACCTATCGGACAAGGTCGCTGTGCCTTCGCACATGGTGCAAAATACCTTCGGCAAGAATTTCAAGATCGAAGACGGCAAGACGGTTGCCTACGACGCGAACGGAAACAAGATTTTCAGCCGCACGCGCCCCGGCGAAGTGGCTGACTTTGACGAAGCCATCGAACTGCTAATCAGTGCCGACCCGTACAAGGACCATATCCTCAAGGGCAATGTCGGTGCAGGCGGCGGCGCAGGGCAGGGCGCTGGTGGCGGCATCAAGCGTCAAATGCAGTCTTCTGAGTTTAACGAATTGAGCGCTGCCGAGCGCGCCGCTGCGATGGCGGCCGGAACAGTGCTTATTGACTGATTTATGTGCCTGGAAGGGCATGTGAGCATGGGCCGGATGGCTCCCCCAAGGCGGGGTTACGCCTGTTTGAGACCTAACCCCGACTGATCATCCTCACCATGCACGGCTCCCAATCGGGGGCCTTTTTTATTGGAGCTATCCATGTCTAATAACCTGACGGCCCTCGCGCCGGTTCTGTACAGCGCTGCCAAAAAGGTTGCCGCTGAACCCTTCGGCATGATCGCCGCTATCGATGCCCGTTTCGATGACAAGGGCGTTGCTAAGGGAGATACCGTGAAGGTCCCTGTCGCACCGACGCGTGCGGCCTCTGACTTCACGCCGAATAACACCACTTCGACCGGCGCGGATTCGACGGCAACCGAAATCGATGTTCAGATCACCAAGTCCCGCAAGGTGTCCTGGCACCTGAGCGGCGAACAACTCCGTTCGCTCAAAAATGGCAACAACGCCGCCGATTGGGCCTCGCAGCTGGTTATGCAGGGTATGCGCACCCTGCGTAATGAAGCCGAAATCGATGCCGCTCTTGCTGGCCTCAATGGTGCATCCCGCGCTGTCGGCACGGCTGGCACCACGCCCTTCGCTTCGGACCTGACCGCTCTGACTGCCGCCCGCAAGGTGTTGCAAGACAACGGCGCCCCGCTGGCTGACCTGCAATTTGTGGGTGATACGTCCTGCGGCCTGAACCTCCGTAACCTGGGCATCATCCAGCAAGCCTATCAGGCGGGCTCGGACGCCGAGCGCCGCTCCGGTGCGCTGCTGCGTCAATTCGGCTTCCAGATCACGGAATCGGCGGGCATCGCGCTGCATACCAAGGGTACGGGCGCTTCGTATCAATCGAACAACGCCTCCGGCTATAACGTCGGGG